AGGCTGTTGTCCATACGGGTGAATCCCCTGCTGCTGTTCAGCTGGATGATGTTGTCGGGAGTCATTGCTTGACTCCCTGAGAACGATATTTGATGCGCGACACGTTCTCGGGATTAACAAAACGTGTCGCGACATGGTTCGGGGTATTGCTTGAATTGGGTTGGCTCTGCATAATCGGCGCTCTCTAGTTTTGCGAATCAGCCGACCTTCTCCGTCGGCTTTTTTGTGTCTGAAATTCAGGCAGCCTTCAGCGATTCGCGCAGAACCTGCAGCGCGTCGATGGCTTCCTGGATGGCTTTGTCGCCTTGGGCTTTTTCGTGCTGGCTGATGTGGTTGTCAGCGGTGGCGTCGAAGATCAGCCGGCCCACGTCACCGCACTCAGCGGTCAGGTGGCACAGCGCGGTCATGAGCGGCTTCGCTGCAGGGCGTTCGCGTGACACCAAATCAAATCCGAAGCGGTCCGCCCAGGCAGCCAGCGGCCGGAAGTCCCGAGTGAACGCCATGATCCGATCGAGCTCAGCAACGTTCATGTTGTGGCTGTCGTAGTCAGGGTTGGCTTTCTGGGCCAGAAGAGTGCGCGACGTGAAGCTGGCACCTTCCGCGATCTTCTTGGTGCCGTGCTCGTCTACTACGTCGTAGATGGCTCTCATCAGTGATTGCATGTAACACCTCGAAAATCGTTACGTGGCTTCGAGCCACTACTTTGGAGAAACTCTGTTCATCAACTGATCAGGGACGAATCTATGACCTTCTGTTCTTCGTGGCCCCTTATTAGGTGCCAGCCCCGCTTGGCCCAGTCGCTGCTGCACCGGCCCCTAATAAGGGGCCAGACCGTTACCTCACGAGGAAAATTGAAACCACGTTTCCTGTCTGTGCTTCTTGTGCGCAGTGATCAGCAAGGCGTCTTCGCAAGGTTGTTTTATCCGTTGCGAGGCGAGCAGCGCTGCGCCGCTCGACCGCGCGTTCCGTCATCTGCAAAATCCGGTCAGCGAGCTGATCCATGCCGATACCAACCTCATCTGCCCAGCGCTCAAGCTCGTCCTTCTCGTCCTGCGAGTACTGCCCTGCTTCGGGTATTGCAGACATTGGTGCCTCCTCCATGGCCTACTCAGGCGCTAAGTTTCTTGTTGTTAACCTGGGAAATCGTGTCCTGCTCTCGCCTAGTTTTCAGAGCCGCACGTATGAGGTCGCGAACTAGCGCACCAGGCTGAATTTTCAGCTCGCGGGCCAGTTCGCCCAGCGCTGGAAAGCCGTCCAGCTCGTCCGACTCGCCGTCATCGACCAACGGGAAGTACCCGTAATCCTCCTTGAACCGCAGAGCCGCCAACGTGAGGTCGCGAACCAAGGCGCCCGGCTGAATCTCACGCGCTAACGCTTCCACCTGGAGAGCCGCGTAAGCGGCGTCATTGAGGCGCGACTTCAGCTGGTGGGTATTGCGATGCGTCTTGTTTTTGTAGGCCATTGGTTCACTTCCGCATTCAGGGTGGCGACTGAGGGTTAAGCGGCGGCTTTCTTTGGGTGGGCCTCTGCGAGCAGCCAAGACGGCTCGAATGGCTTTCCCTTGGCGGCAGCTAAAGCAGCAATCCGTTCTGCGTAGCGCGTCTCGCCGGTGTATTCGGTGCGTGGTAGGCAATCAGCGGTAAGCCACTTGTAAACGGCCCGAGGAGACTTTCCGCAAGCCAGCGCAACCACTGGCACGCCACCAGCGTCATCTATCGATTTCTTGAGCGGCCGCATAAGGCCTCCGGATCAATTATGAACTTACAGTACATATTATGTCGGAACTGAAAGTACATGCAAGCGCGTGCGATATTGAACCTATGGTTCAGATAGAAGAATTGCGCACTGCTTTCGTCGCTCGCCTTAAAAAGGCTTTAGCGGCCAACGAGATTCCCGAATGGGGCGCAGGCGCTCGCCTTGCGAAAATGGCCGGCGTCACGCCTAAAGCCACCAGCAAATGGATGAACGGCGAGTCAATGCCTGGCGGCGCAAAAATGCTCGCCATCGCGACCGCGCTGAAGGTTCGTGTTGAGTGGCTTGAATATGGCCGCGGCGAAATGCGCGAAGGCGAGCCTTCTGCCAATCCCGAGACTGCTAGTGCAGACATCCTTCCATTCGCGTCGAGCGAAAGTGATGGTGTGGTAAGCGATGAGAAATACGCTTTTATTCCCCAGTACACGGCTATGGCTTCTGCTGGTGTCGGGCATGAAAACCCACACATCGAACTTCGAGGCACGCTTGCCTTTAAGCGCGAGTGGCTGCGAATCAAAGGCGTCAACCCAAAGAGCTTGAAAGTCATCTACGCAGATGGCGACAGCATGTGGCCAACGATCAATGACCACGATGTTCTGCTGGTTGATGAGTCACGCGTCGATCCTGTCGATGGCCAGATATTTGTGATGTTCAGTCAAACCAAGGGCACGATCGTGAAGCGCCTGATCGAGTCGGATATCGACGGATGGATCATTCGAAGCGACAACCCGGACAAGATTAATCACGGCGATCAGATGCTGCCTGATGGTGAGATCCACGAACACCGCATCCTCGGTCGTGTCATCTGGCGCGGCGGCGACCTCTAGGATGTTGTCTTGGCCTGAAATGCTCAGAAGCTATGGTCGCCCGCCCAAATCAATCCAGCCCTATAAAACACAACAGATCCAAATGATAAGGAAGCCAAATGGCTCACGAAGTTAGCATCAACCTTCACCAGAAAATCGTGCTGAGCAAGGATGTCGAAGTCGAGGTCAGGGCGGATGACTCAAAGCTAGGAACCATTTTAATAAGCAAGGGCAATATTGAGTGGGTTCCTGCCGGTCATAGTGTCAACAAGCACCGGCTTAGCTGGAAGCAGTTCGCCAAACTGATGGAAGGCGAAGGCAAGCCGAAGAAAATGAAGCAGACCAGTAAAACGAGCCCCTGCTAGCCCGAGCCATCTGCAACCCTTCGCAGGAGCCCTCCCCCATGTCCCTAACCAAGCCCAATCAGCAGCTGCGCCGCGAACTCAAGGATCTAGGGCTCGACCTTGAGCAAACCGCAGACGAAGTGCTCCGAATCACCAAGGACTGCCGAGATGTCGAAGTGGCAGCCGTCCTGAAGGTGATTGCGAAGCTGTATGAGGACGCAGATCGGCTGGCAGCGCTTGCGGACGAGGTGAAGGTTGGGCAAATAACGCGAGCCAAGCCTGAATAGACGCGGCATAGATTTTGTAAAAACGGAGCGCCATTGGCTCCAGGGATAGGCATGACAAATACGATAGTTTTTTTTTTGCGCTGACCTTGCTTGCTGGCTGCAGCACGTACAAGCCGGAAACCCCGCTACTCCCGCAGGGCAACATGCCGATGACGGAGCAGGAGTATCGGGAGGCTGAACTGTTGCTACTCAAGAGGTAGAAACTACCGCCTGAGGCGGTGTAATGAGATTCTGGAGAGCTAGATCATGGCGCAGGGATTTGTAGGGGGGATCGTGGGACTCAATAAGCCAGAGCAAGACTTGAAGCGCGACCTCCAGGGTGTCGCCTCCGATCTGAAGTGGTCAGCAGTGGAGCTGTTGCGAGTCGCCGAGCGGCTGAGCCAGGCTGGCAACGAGGCGGACGCACAGGCCCTGCTGAGGATGTGCGCCGTGTTCCATGCCGATGAGGATCGGCTGACCGCTTACGCTGATGAGGTAAAGGCGGGGAAGATTGTGCGGGAAAGGATTGAGTAGCTAGCACTGCAGAGCATTTAAGACAATTCGATGTATGCATGGCGGTAAAAAAATAGCTGAGCGCTACATATAAAACTCAGCATGGAGTGTTACGACATGGACGTTCAGCATGCGGAACACCCCTAAAAACCATATTAAGTAGGGGATTTGTTGTGAGCGATAAAGTAGTAACAGAGTTTACAATCTCATATGACGCCAAAGGTGAACTGGCGCACCACCAGATTAAGGCTAAAGACCTAGGTAGTGCCATCATTGGCATGGACGACTTAATCACAAAGTCTGCAAAAATAGTAAGCAACGGTTCATCAGAAGCCAACCTTAGTGTTGTAGCTCCTGCAAAGGAAGGCTCGTTAGAGATCATCTACTCAATATTTGCAGATCCACTGACAACTATTACTGTTCTGAAATCTATTGGAATTATTGGCGGAACTGCTGTAGCTGCCTCGGCATCAGCGATAGGTATCATTGATAGAATAAAAGACAAGAAAATTGATAAAGTCGTTATAAACGCAACCAAAAAAACAGCTGTAATAACTGTCGACGGTCAAGAAATTGAAACAACAAGCGACGTAGCTCAATTAGTTTCAAGTAAAGAAATCAGACAAGCACTACACAAAGTTATCCAGGGCCCCTTGCAAGGAAAGGATAACCCTACGATATCATTCAAAACCGAAAATTCGACACTTACGTTGGATGAAGACGAAATCGGTAACTTCAAGCCTTTAAAAACTGACCTCACTGAAAAAATTGACATCAGTACCTTTCAGAAAATTATCCTATTTACAAAGCTGAATTTTAAAAGTAAACGCGGCTGGAGTGTTGCTAGCGAAGATGGCTTCGAGGCCTCTGTTACTATCTTGGATAGCGACTTCATGACTAAAGTAGCAGCGAACGAAGAAGCGTTCCAGAAGTATAAATATTACAATGTTGAATTGCAAAAGAAAGAGACAACAGATCTTAGCGGGACGAGAACTGCGTATACTATAGTTAGAGTCATCAGCGAGTCAAATTAAAGAATCTGGAGTCCAATCATGTGGACAAATGAATTAATAGTACAGGCAATTGGATGGTCGGTCCTGATTGTCGGACTCCCATTGATCTTTATATATGTCCGAAAAATAACATTGCATATTGCCTATGCACTATATCCTCGCGACATGTTGATCCAGTATAAGGCGAGCGACGATAAAGTAGAGAGTTACATATTGAAGCGCTCCATCCTCAGAGGGAAAACCCTAACAAGAGTATCTGAAGGTGAGGCTAGGGCTTTGGGAGGAAGCTTATGAAAAACAATATGTTTATGGCTCTTGCCACCAGCCTCCTCAACGCTTTAGCGCTAGTGTTAACTCCGCTGTTCACAACCCCGGATGCTAAGCAGGTACTGATGGCGCTGACAGGAATTCTCAGCCCGTATATTTCGATTTGGCTTTTGAAGGTTTACATCCGTGCAGATGATCCTCCTGAGCTGACTAGAAAAATCGGTGCGCTGAAATCTTCAATAAAGATTTGTAAATCACATTTGAAAGACAGCAGCGCCTCTGAGGATTTCAAAAAACGTACTCGTGAACAGCTTGAGAAATTGCAGTTTTCACTGCAAACGGTGCGTGACGAACACGGAAAAACTACCGATTACTCGGTGAGTGCGGTTGAGGTTCTTCCGCCCGAAAGATAAATCTAGAGCCCAGCCCAGCGCCGGGTTTTTCGTATCTGCCTGTCACGCCTTCGTCACACCTACCAAGCACACTGCAGTCAGCCAAAGGGATTTGGCCACGTGCATCAAGAGCCCGGCCCAGCGCCGGGCTTTTTCGTTCTGGGCTTTCACAAGATTTTCACGGGGTGCAGCCTATGGTGACTGCAGCTCCTAATGAAGCCTTTTGCCCGCGCCCCCCATCGCGGGCTTTTCTTTGCCTGCGGTTTACTGATCGCGTAAGGATTTTCCTTGGGCTACGCTCTCCATTCCCTCGAATGGAGTCGAATTTATGCCCTCCCCCGAATACTCTCTCCCTGATGTCCTTGAACGCCTGCATCACAACCAGCTCGCCATTGAGGCTGCTCTGATGGAGCTGACCTTGCTCGTTGAAAGCCAAGGCCATGCTGAGACTGGCGACAACGTCCGCACCGCCCTAGACGCCATCGGAGAGAACGCTGGACATATTCACCAGGGCTTGGCCAGGTTGAAAGCTCAAGGGCCGGACTGATCGCAGCCCCCTCCTCCGGATACGAGTAACAAAATAGAGCCCGCCAAGCGCGGGCTTTTTTGTGCCTCAACGAAAAATATGTACTTTTGGTACTTTACAATTGTGAACCTATGGTACATATTCACTCCATCGCAACCGGCACCCAATCAGGGGCCAGCTGCGAAGGGTCGAGAGATCCGCCGCTCTTTAACAGCTCAGGATCCTCGCCATCGACTACCCCGGGTTTCATCCGGTAAGTGCGAGCAACAAATAGTTGATGCCACGCCAGCTCTGGAACTGGCCGTGCTCACCAGATGTGAGTACGCGAAACCACGCAAGCCAGCCGTACCAGCACCGAACACGAAATGTGCGACGACGGCCAGAGATATGAATCCGGCGATGCGCGTGGTGGAGAACGGAATTTTTCACTGATGCACCTGGTGACGGGTGCATTGGGAAAATCACCGAGGACAGGAAAATGAACGAAGATCAAGCGAATCAAGTTGACGAAATTATCCAAGAGATTGCACATGACGACGGCATCACCTTCGATGTCGCCTTCATTGTGGCGGTAGGTGTGCTCAAGCTTCACACCCTCAACTTACCCAAAGGGCGAGCCAGTGGCGGCAGTAAAGCTCAGTCCACAGGCAACCAGGCAGACCAGGTTTCGGATTGAGATAAGAAAATCCACGGCCCGCCTGGCGCAGAAAGTGGAGTGGCACATCGGTAGTCACTGCCTGGAAGAACCACGGGCCTCCGCTTGCGGGCATGGCAAGGGCGACAGTGACTACCGATGCGGACGAAATCCCGGCTTATACCGGCCACCTGCATGCAACAAACCAGAGAACGGCGAACGCCCGCCAAGATGCCAGCGGCGCGCATAGGAGGATGACCATCATGTAATAGATGACCGATCCACCTGCGTGGCGCAGTAAGCCTGATGGCTGCGCCCAACACCCATACAGGCAGCGGACAGTAGGCCGTCGATGTCACCGCGCATCGGCCGGATTACCGGTAGGCCACCCCATCGCACCAGGACAACTTGATGCTGCAAACCCAGGCCGTCGCCAGCAGCGGGCCTGGGCACTCTTCTCCCCGACCAAACCCGCATGCACTCCCCTCCGCGCCCAACGGCAACCAGCGGAACGGATGAGTGCAGCCGAGTTTTGTTGGATCAACACCCGCCACTCTGGAGGCGACCATGGCAACCAGCTATGCAGACGGTGCGCAGGCCCGGGAGTGGGATCGGCGCTATGACGCTTGGGGCCGCGAGAAGAAAGCGAAACCCGACGAGTTCCACGACTACGAATCTGTGGCCTTGTTGCGCTCCCAAGCGCTGGCCGAGCGCTCGGATCGCGAGTTGGAAGATCGTAAAAGTCTCAAGCGGCGCATTGGCCTGGCCATGACTCAAATGGAAGAAGTCTGTCCGCCAAAAGGAGGCGCCGCGTGAACATTGAACAACGCGACCACCAGACGGCAGTTACCTGGATCGAAGGCGAGATCAACAACATGATCCGCGATTTGGGCCAGCCAAACGCCAGCTCAGCGGCGACATCGGCAATCACTCTGGCCTACCTGCTGCGCGTCATCGACGACGGCGAGCAGCGTCACTACAGGGCGCGCATCGACCAGATCTACACCACCTATAACGAATCGATCCAGCAAGGAGCTGCAGCATGACGACCGCACCAGTTAAATCACTAATCGACGAGCAGCTCGACGAGATCGAATCGAAGCTGGTCCTGCTGGGTTTCGGCCTGCCGTTCAACGAAGTGATTGGCAAGTCTCGCGAAGCTCTGGTCGCCAGCCTACCGCGCCGTCTGGCGGCAACCATGAAAGGCGGCCGGATCGCGGTGAGGGTTCGGCCATGACTTCCTATCAGCGCGCAAAACGCTTTTGGTTCTGGCGCGGCTCAGCCATCGCCCTGCTCTTCTTCACTGCCTGGATGCTGGCAAGCGCCTACTCCGGCCAGCTCACTCAATAACTCATACCTTCAAAGCTGCGTGCATCGCGGCAAGGAACAGTCATGTCCGCACATAGTGTGGCGCCGGTGGCGCACGAACAAACTCTGCACATCCTTCCCCATGCCGCGACCAGCACCAGCGCTCTGGTGCTCGACGGTGACAGCCTCGACAAGATGATGCGCCTGGCCGATGTCATGGCCACCGGCCGCGCCACGGTGCCGAAGCATTTCAACGGAAATTCGGCGGATTGCCTGGCGGTCGTCATGCAGTCCATGCAGTGGAAGATGAACCCGTTCGCAGTCGCGCAGAAAACCCACTTGGTCAACGGCGTGCTCGGCTACGAAGCTCAACTGGTCAACGCGGTGATTACCACCTGCGCACCGGTTCTGGATCGTCTGCATTACGAGTGGTACGGCGCCTGGGAAAAGGTTATCGGCAAGTTCGACATTAAGACCAACAGCGAAGGCAAACAGTACCGCCAGCCAGGCTGGAGGCTCGAAGACGAAGAAGGCTTGGGCGTGAAAGTCTGGGCCACCTTCCGCGGCGAAGATGAGCCACGTGTCCTGGAATTGCTGCTGGCTCAAGCTCGCACCCGCAACAGCACTCTCTGGGCTGATGATCCTCGCCAACAACTGGCCTATCTGGCCACCAAGCGCTGGTCTCGCCTGTACTGCCCTGATGTGATCCTCGGAGTGTACAGCCCGGACGAACTCGAGGAGTCGGCCCCGATAATTCGTGACGTATCGCCGACCAAAGTCC